TTGTTTATAAACCTAAAAAACCTAAAGGAAAGTAATGAAAATGATGAAAAAAAAGAAACCTACTAAAAAACTTACAGCAAAACAAAAAACTTTGCCTGCATTTTTACAGAAAAAAATTGCTAAAAAGAAAAGCAAAAAATAATGCCTAGAAAAGCTAAAAGACCCTCCCAACAGGTTAAAAAGAAAAGCATTTCTAAACGCCAAGAGGCATCCCTAAAAAGACATAGCAAACACCACAGCACAAAGCACATGGCTTTTATGAAGAGGCGTATGCTTATGGGTGATACCATGAGACAAGCACACAAAAAAGCTATGGCTAAAACTGGCAAGTAATGACTACCAGAAACTATCGGCAGGAATACGATAGATATCAAGGCACCACCACACAAAAGAAACGTAGAGCAGCTCGAAACAAAGCACGCCGTTTAATGATAGCTAAAGGCAAAGCCAAAAAAGGTGATGGTAAAGACGTTGCACATAAAGACAACAACCCTTTGAACAATAATCCTAAAAATATTAGAATGGAAAAGAAGAAATCAAATCGTTCTTTTAAAAGAACTAAAAACGCAAGGAGAGCATAATGCCAACACCTACAAATAAAAAATTATATGCAAGAGTAAAAGCAGAGGCTAAAAGAAAATTTAAAGTTTACCCATCAGCATATGCAAATGGCTGGTTAGTTAAAACTTATAAAAAAAGAGGCGGAGGCTATAGAAAGTAATGGCTAGTGCTAAACCAAAAGGTGGCCTAACAAAGTGGTTTAAAGAAGAATGGGTTGATATAGGAAGAAAGAAAAAAGGCGGTGGACACGCGCCTTGTGGTAGAAAAAAAGCTTCTACTAAGAAAAAAGGTTATCCTAAATGTGTCCCTAAGTCTAAAGCAGCTAGCATGACAGCTGCACAAAAAAGAAGTGCAGTTAAACGCAAACGTGCTAAGGCCCAAGGTGTAGGCGGTAAACCCACAAGAGTTAGAACAATGGCTAAAAAAAAGACTACTAGGAGACGAAAATAACTGTAATTTGCTATACTATCGTCTTAGCTCTTTTATTAATGAGTATAATTATGTATATCGAATATATTGAAAAGTTTTTGGATAAGGTAAAAAAAGCCTATGCAAAGCTGTTTAAGAATAATTTAAAACAACCAGTAAGGAAAAAACGTGCCCCGCAAAAAAGAAAACCCAATACGAAAAACAACAAGAGGTAAGGGCGCCAACTACCGAAAGACTAAGTCAGGCGCTGGCATGACTAAGAAAGGCGTAGCCGCCTATCGTAAAGCAAACCCAGGATCTAAATTAAAAACCGCAGTAACAGGAAAAGTTAAAAAGGGAAGTAAAGCTGCTAAAAGACGTAAGTCTTTTTGCGCTAGATCTGCAGGACAGATGAAGAAATTCCCTAAAGCTGCAAAAAATCCTAATTCAAGACTAAGACAAGCGAGAAGGCGCTGGAAGTGTTAATTTTTTGCACTTTTTAAAAAAACAGCTTCACCACGTGCCCGTAGTGCGCATATCACTACTAAGTCAATGCATTTGCTTGCATTACATCAATAATTAACTGACGGCCTTCTGAGGAGCTTGTACACCCTTTCCACGTTTTAGCTGTCTTATACCGTAGTTTTCTGCCGCATTTCGTAGATTTATGATTTTTTTCTCTATTTTAGAGAAAGTATTCCAATCTCGAACCTCGGTCGCGGTTCGTCCGCAACCTCTACAGCGATCATCACCCCATTGAGTACAAGAACATATGCCAACACATGGGCAATCTGCCACACTAGTGCACCGTCCTAAAGTTTTTGAATGTTGGGTAAAAAGTCCAACTTCCTTCATTTAATCCTCCAGTAGAGTAACGAGCTTTGCTAAATACCATTGAGCCTTTTTTAAGTCCTCAATTTTGTTTTTATACTCATATCTCCACAAGTACTTAATTACATTGCCTTTACAGTATCCAGCAAAGGCTTCTTTTTCCATGCTTTCTTCTATTGCGTCAATGCACTCTATACCGCCTTGATTATAATGAGGTGGTTTGTTTACCATATCCATATTTGAATTCCAATACATTTGATTAATTGTCCGTATTTAAACATCTGTTACTTATTTTATCGATATATGCTTCAAAAGTCACGGCACACCTTAAAAAGCAATCTAAATAAAAAAATTCTGCTAGTGGGTTGTCTGTTATACAAACACCGTCTGGATATCCTAGGACTATGTACGCGGGTAATTTATGTGTGTGCGCCCGCTGGATCCAGAGGCGTTGTTGTTGAGAAAGGTTGATGGGTACTTTCGACGTACCACGGTCAGGTAAGGATTGCACATATTTATATTCTACAAAACAAAAGCCGCCAGGGCCGGAGTAGAATGCGTCAGGAACACCCCCATGATATGGGTCGTTGATTTTCCACTTATAAATTTCTTTAGGAAGTTTTTTGTGGATTTTGTTTATGAAGTCCTTTTCTTTCAACTTTTAATACTCGCTCTTTCATGAGGAGTTGTAGATCATGCCAACGATACATGCGTCTGTTTACGTCATCCCAGAACCAACCTTTTTGTTTTGTATCAGGCATTTAATTAGTATACATGATGCGACAGTATATGTCGCACCATGTACGTAAAGTGATTACTTAATGCTTTCAAACACTGTTTTTGCATTGTTGTAATCGTCGTCAGTTGCCCATCCAACCTTTTCAACTTGGATGTTATAGAACTTTTGACCCGTTCTATTTTCTGTTCTAACAGAAGACATTTTCCATAAGGCTGAAAAACGATCTCCACTTAGACCTGCGATTTGAGTATTCCATTCTCTGGATACTCGCAACTTAGAAGACGCACAGTCAAATAAGAATGGAACGTCAAGATTTCCTGACTCTTCATTCTTTCTTATTAACATGTGAGAGTGAGTCTCAGTAATATCATAATCTTCTGGATTAAGATTTTGAGTTTTAAGGGATTCAATAGCATCTTCTTTGGTTGCAAAGCTACCTGCTAATCCTCCACCCTTCTCACGTTTCTTCCACGCTACAAACTCTTCAGTAAATCGTATGTTTAACACATAGATTGACTGCCCATAGTTTTCTCGCGTTACAGTATTAATGAAGTCGCCAACTTTGGCTCCTTCAATGTACTCACTGTGTTGCTCGTCAACCTCATTGCTAAGCTGTTGTAATTGCTTAACTCTGGGAGTTTGTAAATGAGCTGCAGTAATGTTTTCATTACCCAACCCGCTGCCTTTTTGTACATGCGCCGGCACTTTATCGCTTACTAGTGTAATATCAGTCATCGTTATTTCTCCGTTTTTCGTTGATATTATTATTTAGACCTGAAGTTCATTCGGGTCAGTTCAGTTGCTTCTACGCCTGGGACTTCATGTCCCATTTGTATTAGCTCCCTATAGGCTGTTGCTGACATGCGTTTTTGCATTAACTCGAACTGCCCAGTGGCAAGTACGTGTTCATGCACCGCGTCCCAGTTACGTACTGTAGGGACTATTTCCTGTTTAATGGAAACAGTACACGCATCATTACCAACTCGATCAATTCCTTGATCTTTTAAGCTGATAACAATCTGTGTTTCTAGATCATCCTTTTTTGCTTTAAGGACTTTCTCTTGTTCATGTAAATCGACAATAGATTGTCGGGTTGTGGCTAATTCATTTAGCATTTCATCCATATTCATTAGTGTATGGTCTCCGTTTCTGAGGGTGGTTTTGCAAGATATACCTCATCAGTTAAAGTTAAAGCCTCCTTGCCGGCTTGTGAAATAAGTTCTTCCATAGTGTTTGGTAACTCTTCATCTTTAGTAGCACGGGTGTGTACTAATTCAGTTACTGCAAAAACTAATGCAATAGCAATAGCTTCCGATGGTCGTTTTAAGATATCAAGAATTGCATCTTTCATGAGTTCTTGTAGTTTTTCAAAAGGTATATCATTTGTCATTGTTTAGTGCCGTTAGTATGTGTAATAAGTTTTCCATTTTGCCTAATTTGCTGTCTAGTTTTTTGTATACATCTTCTTCCCAGGTTTTTTGTGCAGCAATAAGAATTGTTTCTGTTTTGCTTTTTTGACCTGCTCTGTATATACGTTTGTTAAACTGTTGGAAATGTTCAGCATTGTAAGTAGGTGAACACCATATAGCTGTAGTAGCTTTTGTAAGTGTAAGTCCATGACCAGCTGATTGTGGATGACAAAAAAGTACTTGTATGTGGCCGGCTTGAAAGCGTTCTACAATATCTTTGCGTTTGTGTGCAGGTACTGATCCATCTATAAGCTCGTATGTAATGTTTTGTTTTTCTGCTATTTCTATAAGGGCATCACGTTCGTGTTTCCAATTAAAAGCAACAATAGAATGTTTACGTGATGCAACTAGTTGCATAACAATATCGTAGCGTTCTTGATGCAAGTATTGAACGTTGCCGTCTTCGTCGTACACGCCACCTGATACTAGTTGCAATAACTTTTTAACTCGGGCCCCTGCATGTACTGCGTTAATAGTTCCAGAGTTAGTATATAAAACAGATTCTTTAACAAAGATATCATACATAGCTTGTACTTTTGGGGACAATTTTGTACGTACAGTTCGTACAATATTTTCTGGAAGGTCTATGCAATCTTCTAATGCATAGCGAATAGTGATGTCGCTTAGCTTAGCAGCGACTGCTTCTTCGATACCAGGTTTGTCAATCCATTCATTAGCAAAACCATTAAAACGTGGTGTACAAACTTGGTTACGAAAGGCCCAGTAGCGCTCCCCTAGATGTTCTCCGTCATCTACAAGAAGCACTGGGTGCCATAAATCTAGAATAGTATTACTATTAGGAGTACCAGACATGGCAATCCTATTAGTAAAATGTGAGATAAGCGATCTAATATTTTTACTGCGTTGTGCTGATTGGTTTTTAAAAGCAGTAAATTCATCAATAACGATTGTAGAAAACTTTTTAACATAATGTGGATTTTTTTGTAAAAAATTGACAGCCTCAAAGTTTGTGATGACCATGTCAAATGAATCGTCTTCAAATATTTTTTTGCGGTTTTTAGCATATGCAACTCCAAAATTAATATCAGGTTGGAACTTACGTACGTCTTCTGCCCATGCTGCTTCTAGTATTGACAGAGGGGCAAGAACAAGCGTTTTACCTGATAGGTTAACGTGGGCGTCAAGAACAGCACGTGTTTTACCTGTACCAGGATCTGATGTAATAAGACATCTGGGGTGGTTAAGAATAAAGTTAGTGGTATTAGCTTGATGCTCATAGGGTAGGGGTATAGATTGTTCGTCAGTCATTGTTCGTTTTCCTCTGTTGTAACATCCGGTGTTAGTTGGATGGATGTTAAGTTTAGTTATTATACTAGTTTATAGCCCATTCGCAATAGGGGTTTTCTCCTTTACCAAATGAACACCACCTGCAACTATTTTTAGATGGGTTAGGTGGAAATTTAGTTGCTGTTGTCATAGCAATTGCTCGCTCTTGTAATTTTGGTAAAAACATAAGAGCT